TTTGGTTTTCCTCAGTATAAATAGGTGTAGGTTCAGGTATTACAATATCAACTCTAGCCATTATCTCATACCATCGGGTTGTACATCTGCTCTAAAGGTTCCAAATCTCCAATTTTGTTCTGTTGAAGTATTTGCTATTTTCAAACTAGCAAATCTACCTCTTGCTCTTGTATCCACTTTCTGTGTTGAACCTGAAACTGTAAAAGGTCCTAAAGGAGAGGAAGCTTCAGTATCACTAGGAAAATTTCTCAATAAAATTGTTACTTGGGCATTACCTTGAATAGTTTTAAAATCAGGAACAAACCTTCTCATACTCATAAATACTTGAGCATTTCCTTCTACATTTAAACTAAAGTCGCCTGATTCAATAAAAGCAGGTATGGCAGTTTTATTGCCAGCAGTATCAACTTGGTCTACTCCAGTTTCTTGAGCATAGTAAGTTGTAGCACCATTGATATTTGTAATACCTTGAATAGTTGGAAAAGTAGGTGTTCCTGTTGAATTAAACTCAGTTGCGTATGGAACTTCATATAAGTTAGCATCTACCCAAGTAGTTCTAGATAAAGAGCCTGTAACCCAAGTTCGATCTTGGTAATTAAAACAAACATATCTATCATTTAAAGTTGATCCAGATTTTGGATAATACCAACATATCTCTTCGTAAAGATGATTTAATCCAGCATAAACAGATTCACCACTGGCATAATTAATTCCTAAATTATTTCCATTTTTTGTTGTGAAAACAAAATCCTCAACTGCACATGGAAGTGATTTGACTGTACCATCAAATACAAAAAATCCACCAGATTCACCCATCCAATAAACTGCACCATTGACATACTTCATAGCATGTTGACCAATACATCCACAATTAGATCCTACTTGTCTAATAGAAAAAGTAAAAGGTGGCCCTACAAATTGCATTACATATGCAGCGTTATCAGTTAGAATTAAAGTATAATCTTTACCTTGAACAGCACCTACAATTTTGGTTCCTTGGTCAACTCTAAATGTTCCAGCAGTATTAACCGAAGTAGGTGTGTAATCACTTATATTTTCTTGATCAGAAAATCTTATAAAAAGTTTATCTTGTGTTGAAGAGTCACCAACAGTCGTTTCAGTGCCTAACATTATTAAATGTCTATCTCTATCTGAAACTAATGACATTACAGATTTAGTTGGAGCATTTGATATTATTGTTGCTCTTGTATTTAAAGCATTAGAGTTAGAATTAATAGGATTCCAAGAAAAAGACTTACCATTTTTAACAGTAGCAATAAGTTGTTGTCCAAAATTATCTAAAGACCAAGATCCAGGATCTACTGTTAATGTTTGTGATAATGATTCTATACCCCAACCAGTAAAAACTTCTACTCCAGATCCACTTGAGTGAGCAGATCTTGTTCCAGCTGCAGCTCTAGTAATTCCAGTAAGATCATTAGTTGAAATACCAGTGTACGAAATAAATTCTGCTCCAACTTTTATTGTTCCTGTTGATGGAAATCCTGTAGTGGATGTAAGTGTAATTGAAGTACCAGACCCACCCGTTCCTGCAGTATCATCTAATAAAGCTCCATTCAATGTGCTAAAAACTTGTTGACCTCCACCCCACAAAGCAGTTCCCCATCCAAATCCAAATGTCG